GCAGTCGGCCCATGCATAAGCGAAATTCGTCCCACTTGAAGTATCAATAAGCGGAAATGGTCCGGTCATTAAACCGCATTCGATCCATGCACCAGAGAAATCCGTCCCGTTTGAAGTATCAATAAGCGGAAATGGTCCGGTCATTGAACTGCAGTAGGCCCATGCAGCAGAGAAATTCGTCACTCCCGCATATGCACCAGCATCTTTTGGACCGCCACCACGACTAACGAAATAATCCTTCACCTTTCCTGCGTCGGAATCTGATAATGCAGAATTAACGAATATCTGCCCAGCCAGCCGGTTATCAGGTGTGTCATAGCTATCCACCCCGTTTGTACCAATGGCGAACGATCCTGCGGGTAATGTGGCTGCGTAGCTGATCGTGCCTGCGATGGTCGAATGGATCATCGTTCCGGTCCAGCCACCGGGGGGGACCGTTACAAGCAAGCGGTCGTCTACTTTGTCGAACTTCCAGTACAGCGGTGCGGCTGATGCGTCGTATGTGTTCGCGTCCGTGACCGACTGGTAGCTGGTAGCCACAGACCCGGTCTCAAGCTGTGCGCTGGTGACAGAACCAGAAACCGTCAGCGTTAAAGTACCCGCCGTGGCCGTGAACGTCTGGCCGCTTGTCAGTGCGCCGCTGTAGGTGCCAGATGCCGTGACAGAGCCTGCGCCGCTGAACTGGATCGTGTACTGGCCTGCTACCGTGGTGACGCTCTGCGTAGACAGCGTGGCCGTGGCAAGCAAGAGGTTCTTCCTAGCCGATAGAACAGGCCGAGCCGTCGAAGTTGCTTGGGTTGCGTTATTCGCATTGCCAGACTTATCCAGCACCAGCCCAACCGGCGGATCAGCCGCACCGCCACCGGGCTGCGTGACCAGCGTCGTGCCCGCGCTGGCCAGCGCTGGTTGGCTGGCGGATGGCTCCAGCCACAGCGACGGTGCCATGGCGGCGATTTGTTGGGCGAGGGTGGGCGTTTCGGATGGAAGAGGAGGATCATTATCCAAATCTTCTTCGGATCCAGAGCTTGTCGGACCCACAGCACCAATAACCTTTACGACACCAGATTCCAACAATATCTTATCTTGAGCGTCGGGTTTAAGGAATATTGAGTAATACATCAACCCCTCAGGCAACAAAGCCGAAGAACGACTGGATATCGAGAATTTCATTATTCCAGATTCTGCGTCATCTATCACCGCTTGAATATTATATTTTGTGGAATCGCCCAGATATTTGGTTAGCATCATATAGCCACTATAACCATTTAGATTCAGCGGGGATCCGTTCCTTTGATTAACCGCAAGCAGCTTTACGAAGGGAGCATGTTGGGTTATGAAGATAGTGTCATTGGTCATGAGTGGTTTTGATTCCGCATCAAAGATGTGTTATAATTACTGGTATTTATAGGATTTTTCTTTAGGAGCAACACATGCCATCTTTAGCTATTATTGACATAATCGGAATTCCATATGATGGAACCACCCTCGAAAAGCGAGGTCTTGGCGGATCCGAGTCTGCGGTTATCTTGATGTCCAAGGAACTGACAAAATTGGGGTTCTCAGTCACTGTATTCAATAATTGCGTCGATGATGCTAAGCCGGGCATCTATGATGGTGTTTCTTATCGGAATGTTAAGGATATTCCGGATAACGAGAAATTTGATATCGTCATATCTTCTAGAACGGTCTTTCCGTTTGTGCCGAAGCAGATGCAAAACATGATCAATTTTGATGCCTCTGCGTTCTCCTTCATGAGAACCCACGCAAAACTCAAGATTGTTTGGATGCACGATACATTTTGTGCTGGCGATCATATCCTAGAAAATCTTGTTGTTAATGGATTCATTGATGAATTATTCACATTATCGGATTTTCATACCTCCTATGTCACGACATGTAACCACGGAGTAAAGAGAATGTTTGAGGTCCTTAAAGATCACATCTTTATGACCAGAAACGGAATTGTTAGATATTCTAATCAAGTAGATATTTCCAAGAAAGATCCGGACCTTTTTGTTTATAATGCCTCTACGTCCAAGGGAATGGTTCCCTTGGTTGAAGATATTTGGGAAAATATCAAAAGGAATATCCCGGGCGCTAGATTGAAGATTATAGGCGGATATTACAAGTTTGCCGAGGCGTCAGAGCCGGACGAGCAAGAAAAGAAATGGCGCAGCCTCGCGACAAACCAGAAATATAAAGATTTGGGGGTTGAGTTTACCGGGATTATCAAACAAAGCGAAATTGCTAAGATTCTATCTGAAGCAACGTTTATGATTTATCCTCCAGCGTTCCCAGAAACGTTTGGAATATCCACACTTGAATCCTTGGCATATAATACCCCACTAATATCGTCTAGATTTGGAGCATTGGAAGAAACTGCTGTCGCCCAGGCGTGTTATATGATGGATTATCCGATAGAACCCAATAATGTCTATCCGACGATTAATGCCACGGAACAAAAGAATAACTTTATCAATTTGGTTCTAAGCGCACACAGAAACAAGTATCTCCTCCAACAGAAGCAGCATTACTGTAATATCATCAAGGATATTAGTGGATGGGATTCTGTCGCAAAACAATGGAAGCAGCATCTAATCCAGAAGCTGGGTCTATATCTCTCCGTTCAGGAATATCGAGAAGTCTCCAACATTAACTCCAGAGTGCATACTGTGTTTGGGCGCAGATTCCACAATAAAGAGGAGTTTTATATTCCGAGGAATCCGCAACAAAGAATCTTGATTATTTCTCCCGTCTATAACGCAGAGAAATATATTGAGCGCTGTATTGCGTCTGTTGTTACTCAAGATTATGACAATTACTTGATGGTCATTATCGACGATAATTCTTCGGATTCAACCATTGCGCTCTCGGAAAACATTATTAATACCTCGGGAAAAGCAGACAAATTTAAGTTGCACGCCAATAAAGAAAATCTGGGGGCGGTGTGCAATCAGATATCCGCGCTTGTCACCTATGGACACGTTGACGATATTGTAATGTTATTGGATGGGGATGATTCCTTAATGCCATCTAATCAGATATTCCACTTCTACAATAATCTCTACGACGGATCTACGGAATTCTCTTATGGTTCCTGCTGGTCTGAGATTGATAATATTCCGCTAATCGCACAAGAATATCCAGATCAAGTCAAGAGAAATAAATCCTATAGGGAACATCTCTTTAACTGGAATATGCCCTATACTCACCTGAGGACATTTAAGGGACATTTGCTTAATGGTCTGAATGAATCAGATTTTAAGGATAAAGACGGAAATTGGTATAAAGCAGGCGGAGATGGAGCAGTATTTTATTCTCTGATTGAGAATGCGGATCCGGATAAAATCAAAGTAGTCACAGATATTGTCTACCGATATAATGACGCTAGCCCAATTAATGATTATAAGGTCAACGGCAAAATCCAAACGCAAAATGCTCAGGAGATTCTCAAGAGAACTAAACACAAGGAGCAATTTTCCGTTATCGTTCCGACTATGTGGAGGTGCCCAAATATATTCGCACAATCTCTAAGTAACATTGTGGATTTGGATTTAGTTGGTGAGATTATCATTATAGACAATGATTTCTCTGCGCGGCCTGCTTGGAATGTATTGGCACATCCGAAAATAAAGATTCTAACTCAAGAAAAAAACATCAAGGTTAATCCGTCGTGGAATCTAGGAGTTGAGACTAGCAAAAACAATATGCTCTGTATTGTCAACGACGACATTATGTTCGACTCGGATATTTTCTCTAAGATTCATCCTCATATTACACCAAATAATGGAGTATATGGTATTGTCTCTGGAGAATCCAAGTTCAATCACCCACAATATGTTGATGGTGGGATATCATTCAAACGATGGAAGCATGGAGATAACATTCACAGCTTCGGACAATTGATGTTTATGCACAAGAGTAATTGGACTCCGATTATCCCAGAATTAGAGATTTATTTTGGAGATGATTACATATTTCACACTTAACTAATGAAATCTTTACCCAATTACTTGATATTCAATATCGACTTTTATTCAACGATGGCTGCTACATCTAAAGATCCTCTGATTACTGAGGGTGTTTATGCGGTCGAGCAGCCTATTTGGGCAACCTGGTTCTTTAATAATCCCCTACCAAAATGACAAAAACTATTCTAATTGCTATCCCGACGAACAAATATGTCGAGAGCGAAACATTCAAATCCATATATGATCTAGATATTCCAGAGGGATACGTTACAGAGTTTCAATGTTTCTATGGTTATCGAGTAGATCAAATCAGAAACTTAATTGCGGAATGGGCAAAACGCTACGATTATCTCTTTGCTGTTGATAGCGATATCATTCTTCCTAGAGATACTCTATCCAAAATGTTGGCATTGGATTTAGATGTAGTGAGCGGATTGTATATCCAGAGAAAGCCCGGGCAACATATCCTGGAATTGTATAGAGAGGGGCGGAATATCCCAATTGAAGATATCCAAGGTCGGGGTGTTGTGGAAGTGGATGGTTGTGGGTTTGGTGGGGTTCTCATCAAATCCGAAGTATTCCGCAAGATGCAGTACCCCCACTTCTTCTATACATCGGCATTGGACCACGCAAATACCATCTCGGAGGATGTATATTTTTGCAACAAAGCCAGGGCTCTGGGTTTTAGGATTTGGGCGGACACATCAATTCACTTTGGTCACGTTGGGTCCAATACGTTCGAGGTATCAGAAATTAAGGGTTTGGTTCGAGAAGACCCACCTGCGCCAGTTAAGAAAATAGACCTCGATGCACCAAAACCACAAGCTATAGTTACGGAGCGGGTTGGTGTGGATAGATTGTTTGAACTTAGCGAACAACCTCTATTGCCAAAACCACACATTGACTATCTTTTGGATATGCGAACCAAGTACCCAGATCCAAAAATCGTCTACGACATCGGTGCTTGTGTTTTGCATTGGACGAAGGTTGCTAAGCAAGTATGGCCCGGTGCTAATATCATCGCATTTGAGGCAATGGAGGAATCTAGAGCTCTCTTCGAGAGCTACAAAATCCCTCATTTTATAGGTGTTCTCAGCGATGAAGATAATAAGCACGTTTCGTTTTACAAGAATGTGGAGCATCCAGGAGGAAACTCCTATTACTTGGAAAACGAGAAAATGAACTCCGAGGCGCCATTGTATTTCAATGAGAAGCACAAGACTGAGGCGACAACAATCACTCTAGATACTGTGATTAAGATTAGCAAGTTACCATACCCCGATCTAATTAAGATCGACGTGCAGGGGGCTGAACTGGATGTCCTAAAGGGAGCGACAAAGTGTCTTGAGAATTGTTCTCATTTGATATTGGAACTCCAGCGAGTGGAATACAATACGGGAGCTCCTCTTCGCGAGGAAGTAATCAAGTGGCTCGCTGAGCGAGGGTGGACCCTGGAATCGGGACCCGAGCCCTTCTCAAATAACGGTCTGGATGGAGATTACCACTTTACACGGGCCAAGTGAGGGTTGGGAGATCTCCCTCAATATCCTCAAACGAGCTCGGCATAGATCTCGTTTGAGCCGTAACCTCTCCCATAATTGTGTAGAGGGTTGCCCAAGTAGCGTCTCGCATTTGAACACAATACAATCCTTCTGCCTTAAACTTAGGAACGTCCGAAACTGCATATGTGCAAGCGGATAAGATACCATCGTAATTACGAGTCTTTGCAAACTCGTCTAGTCGTTTTTGTGTTTTATTGACAATCAGCTGAGATATGAAAGCAACGTATTCTGCTTGCTTATCTGCTATCTCTTGTTCTGTTAACTCAACTACTTCCCAAGTTTGGATCCACATTTCTCCATTGTGCGAGGGTGTGGCTTCAACCACCTTCTGAACGTATGGGTTGATTTCTGGCTGCGCTGCTGTGTAAACCTGAAATATCCCATGACCCTCTAAACTGACTAAGTCTGAAGATATGTTTGCCGTCCACGAGACGTATAAGGAAAATCTACCGAAAGAGACGAAAGATAGTATGGATAAACTAAGGAATTGTCTTCTAAAACTCTAATGAACATTTTTACTCTTTCTTAATGCGGGCTAGTTTCTGATATGGAACCTCGACCAGTTGCGGTTCCATCTATAGCCCCCAGTGTCTCGCCACGGCGCAGTCTGAAGCTCACGCCGCGGACTGCATCGACCGCGCCGGCATGGGTGCGCAGGCGCAGGCGCAGGCGCAGGTCGGTGGCTTCGAGGAGGAGGCTGTCGTCGCTCATCGGTTCACCGCTTGCGGGTCAGTCGCGGATCCAGCAGGATCAGGCGCAGGCTCCACGCGCGGCGTAGGACGTAGCGCC